GTATTAGGATTACAAATGGTTAATACCTGAGCATATGGATCTACTGGCGGAGTTATTGTTGTAAACTCAAACTGTATATTTGTAAATCTGCTCATATTCATTGCTCCGGAAGGTTGTATTGTAAAAGGGTTTGTATCTAAACAAAAATTATAACAAAGTAACCCAGGTGGAGCAAAACCAGCAGTTCTAACGTATTTTTCAATAAAATTATAAACACCTGCTGGTAATATATTTTCTCTATATTGTCCATCTAAAAGAATTCCTAATGCGGTCAAAATATGTTTTATATTTTGTGGATTATACGCTCCAGTAGTGTAAAGACCACTTAATGTTCCATCTGGATTCAACCCGGGTCCGATAAGTAGTGAAGGTGGCGGACCTGAAGAATTTGGATTTGGATAATCTCCTGCAGTTGAAGCAGGCGCTACATCCTGAGGCATATAATCATACGGCCAATTAGTATAGTTAGACCATTGATTGCGTAAATTAACATCACTTCTTTGAAAATAAAACATCCAACTAATAACCATGCCGATTGAATCCAAATCAACTTTGTTAGGTCCAGTTACATTGTAATATGGTTTTTCGTATATTTGTTTAATCAAATATTTCTGTTCATTTTTAGCAAATATCTCAGATTCATCATTCGAGAGAAAACAATAAGTACAATTTAAATTTATATCTGCGTTCCAGTTTGTTCTAGTATCTAGATAAGAATTAGTCCCGAGTTCTTGATCTGGTGGTGTTTGGAGAAATCTATAAAACTGCATATAATATTGATTAAAGTTTGGCGCAACAACCGGAAAGTTATTTGTGTAATCCATTACATCACGAATAGTAAACCATTCGTTTATTGGTCTAAATGATACACTAATTTGTAACTCGTTGTATTGAAGTGCGACTAATGGAAATGCTTGTGTTGAAACTAAATTAAACCAGGCGCCTAGAGGAATAAGTAAATTTCTGCCATCTATAGAAGGCTGAGCACCTGCTGGGTTAGGTGCCGTCTCATTAGGTGGTGGCATACCTTGAAAAAAAGCATTTGGGTACGCATTTACACGAGAACCCGCATTTGCTGGATCATTTAATTCAGGAACATTACCTATCATTTCATTGAATAATTCTAATTTTTTTTGAGAAAAGTCTCTTTGTGCCGAAGCTAAAATATATTGTCCTGAATATTCTTGTAATTTTTGATTACCACATGTTATTGTTATACGGCTAATAATTTGAGCACCAATATCTTTTATCCATTGAAATTCATATGGAGCCCAATCGGTATATACTACAGAACCATCTGACTGAGTTACAGCTTGTGGAGGGAAAATAGGACTCCAAATAGTTGGTAAATTGATTGAAATATAACAATCCATAAGTAAGTCAGCGAACCTACGAATTTTAAAATTAAATGTAGTTTCAGATGTTAAACTAAGTGAAGGGGTTCCATCAAAATCTAGGCGAAATTTTTGTAAACCATAATTAGTATATTTTTTATATGCAGCCTTCCAGAAAGTCTTGCTAGGGTTACCGTTTAGTATTAAATTCTGATTTCCAATTGATACAAGATTCATTAAGCCTCCAGCCATGTTATTATGTATATAATATTATTATTTTTAATTCTTAATTTTATCATAATATAATTTAATTATTTCTAATAATTCTTTATTTTCTTCATTTTCAATTCTTTTTATTTGATTTTCAATTTCTTCTTTTAAAAAAGGCAAACGAGTATATAGCATTGGGTTAACTGATTTATCATTTTTATCCTTAAATTTATCAGGATTAAAACGAATATAAATAAATTTTCCACCATGTAACATAAATAAATCATCATAACGTATTTCTTCATCAGTTTCTTTATAACTCTTATGTTGATTCTCATCTGTTTCAATACATAATAGTGTGTTACCAATTAATTTTCTATGGTCAATCCTTCTTCTATGTGTACAGTCGCAATTACCTGTCCATAATGGTTTGTCATGTTGAAATCCTTCAAAATTTAAATTAATAAAATCACGAACAGCTATTTCTTTTGTTTTGGAACGAATTTGAAGAGTTAAGGGATCACTTGGAAACAAATGTTGATAACAAGAAGAACAATAACCTTTATATTTAGGGTTTCCTCTTGTTCCTAAACAAAAATTACCTTTACACTTTTTATTTCGGTTTAAAATGTCAATCATTTCATCTAATTTATGTTTTATACAATATAATGGTTTAATTTCATTTTCATAGTTAAAAGATGGGTTGCTTATACAACCATTATAATTACATTTTTTAGATGATACGTCAATCATATTCACTAATTTATGGGATACACAATACAAAGGATTAATTACATTTTCATAATTATATGAAGGTCTAATTTTACAATTTATGTAAGCACATTTTTTATTACAAATATCAACCATATTATCTAATTTATGATTAATACAATATAATATGGTTTTTTCATTTTCATAATTATATGAAGGTCTAATTTTACAATTTATGTAAGCACATTGTTTATGTTTTACATCTATCATTTCATTTAATTTATGATTTACACAATATAATGGTTTTTCTTGATTTTCATAATTATAATTTGGATTTTTTTCACAACCTTCATAAACGCATTTTTTATTTTTTATATTAACCATATCATCTAATTTATGTAAATTACAATATAACGGTTTATTTTCATTTTTGTAATTAAAACAAGGATAAATATTACATCCTTTATAAATACATTTTTTACTAGAAACGTCAATCATATTAGGTTTTTTATGAGAGCTACAATATTTTTTTGTTTCACCACAATAATTGTAAGAAGGACTTTTATTACAGTTGCCTTCTTTACATAAACTATTAACTAATTTATAATCTTCTTTATGTTCATTACATCTAATTGGCTTACAAAATGATTCGCCATAGCTAGCCTGTTTACGGCATGTTTCAAATTCGCAAAGTTTGGGCATTATAATATATTAAAAGATTATATTTAAGTTATTTATCCTCACTTTTAATTTAAGAGATAAAATTTCCTAATATATATTTTCTCAAAACTTTATAAACAAAATATAAAATAGTATATTATATTAGTAATATGTCAAGCCAACCAAATGATTATTTAAGCAAATTAAAAGGACTTGATGAAGATTTCCAGTCATATATGATAATGGCACTTATTTTTATTATTTTAATAATTTTTATTGGATATATGATTTACCTTAGTAAATTAGAAAGTCGAGAATGTGATTATATGAATAATTTATATTCTGCTGTTAATGGTAATATAAGACCTATTACGGACAATGACCCTGAATGTAAATACAACTTATATGATTATTATATTAAAACAGCATTTAATGCTTGTTCAGGAGGAAGTTATAAAAATGATTTTGTAAATATTTGTAATTTAAAAGCAGTTATAAAAGAAGGTGTACGATGTTTAGACTTTGAAATTTATTCAGTGAATGGACAACCAGTTGTTGCTACAAGTACATCTGATGATTATTATGTTAAGGAAACATTTAATTCTGTAAATTTTGGAAGTGTAATGGATACTATAAATAATTACGCTTTTGCTGGAGGAACATGTCCTAATTCTACTGATCCGATTTTAATCCATTTAAGAATTAAAAGTAATCACCAAGATATGTATACAAAATTAGCTGATATATTTAAATCATACGACAACATAATGCTTGGTAAAGACTATAGTTTTGAAAATTCAGGAAAAAATTTAGGAAGCACTCCTTTATTAAATTTTAAAAACAAAGTTATTTTAATTGTTGACAGAAGTAATAATGCGTTTTTAGAAAACAAACAATTTCTTGAATATGTAAATCTAACTAGTAATTCAGTATTTATGAGAGGGTATGATTATTATGGTATAAAAAACAATCCAGATACTCAAGAATTAACAGAATATAACAAAAGAGGTATGACAATTGTATTTCCTGATAACGGAGTAAATCCGGTAAATCCAAGCGCTTCATTATGTAGAGCATATGGTTGTCAAATGGTTGCTATGCGTTATCAATTCGTAGATAATTTGCTAATGGAAAATGCTCTATTTTTTGATAGATCTGGTTATGCTTTTTCATTGAAACCAGAAGAACTAAGATATATCCCTGTTACCATTCCTGAACCAACACCCCAAAACCCAGAATATTCTTATTCTACACGCGAAGCAAGTACGGATTTTTATAGTTTTAAATTTTAAAATAAGCAAATTTTATAATAGCAAAGTAAACTAATATTGTTGGTTATTTTTATATCACCATTATCAAGTAGTTTGTATTTATTAAATACAAATGTTTTAATATCATATACAAAATTTTAATTTTATATAATAATTAATTCTAATTAATATATAAGAAAGTATGAAATCGAAAAATGTTTGTAAAGATTTAACATTTGATGATTGTGAATTAGCAATATTAAGAATGGCAGTTGATAAAGCCGAAGAAAAAAT